AGCCATGTTGAGCTGATATTCAGCGACGGCATGTCGGCGTCGGCATCTGCACGCGACGGCGGGGTGCGTTTTAAGGATATTGAATACCACCCTGACCGCTGGGACATTATCGAGATTGAAGCGGATGAGGAATATGCGCGGGCGTTTATCGAACAACGCGTTGGCTTAGGATATGACTATTTCGGCCTGTTTGGTTTTGTATGGCGTCCGCACAGTGGATCGGCATTGCTATGGTTTTGCAGCGAGATTGTTATGGGTGCGCTCAAATTTGATGACCCTTGGCAGTTTAATCCAAATATGGTCGGAACGATTGCACGCCGCTTAGCCGCTTAACCGGCCCAAAAGCACTTATGCCAAAATTGATAATTCATCCAATCAAGCCTCAATATCTGGCTTGGTTCCAAACCCACTCGCCCGTTGCGCAAGCAACATAGGAGAAGCAATTGGAAATCTACGGTAAAGCCAAAGACCCAAACGAACTCAAAGATTATGAGTTTGATTGGTCTACCCAACTGAAAACAGGGGAAACCGTAGTAAGCCAAGTCGTGTCTTTCGTAGACGCAGCAGGCACCGCAAACCCAACCAACAGCCTTGTGACGCCATTTAGCCGCGTGTGGCTCTCTGGTGGGGTGAGTGGGCAGCGCGCAGTGTTTACCATCCAAGTAACCACATCGGGCGGCAGAACGCTTGAGCAAGCGTTTGGCGTCAACATTCTGGACAGCGTAATCGTTCCAACGGACCTTGAAACATTACAGGCTGATCTCGTTGCGGTTGACGCGGCAATACGTCGCTTCATGGCGGGTGAAACAATCAAAGAGGTCTGGCGCGACGGACGCCGGATTGTTCGTGACAACCCAACATACCGCGACCTTTTGAATCACCGCGATCATCTAAAACGTGAAATTGAGGCAGCATCTTCGGCGCTTAACGGTCGCTCACGGCGCACTCCCGTAGCATTGGTTTGGGCACAATAATGGTTTCAATGGGCGATCTCTTGAACACCGCTGGTCGCAAGCTTGGCGCGTGGTCAAGCTTCGGTGGTGGTGGACGTGCATTTGACGCTGGGCGCGACGACATTCAAGAAATGTCCGGTTGGAATCCCCCGCGTGCGCACATGGACGATGTATACGCTGCATCGGGCCGTGACATTGTTGAGCGCGCTGAGGATCTGGACCGCAATTCAGGCTGGATAACTGGCGCAATAGACCGCACGGTTGAAAGCGTAATTGGCAATGGTCTGCAATTATGGCCAACACCGATCTATGATTTGCTAAGTAAAGACATGGCATGGTCCGCTCTGTGGGCACGCCGGACGCGCGCGCGGTATCGTGTATGGGCAGAAGATCCAATGTGGCGCGCCGATGCGCAGATGCGTTTCAGCATCGGCACAATGACGAAACTGGCATATTTGAACTTCCGTCGCGGCGGCGAGGTTCTGGCTGAGATACGCAAAGATGAACGCGGCTCGACAAATCGCACCAATATTCTTCTGATCGACCCTAAGCGCCTCAAAAACCCAAGAGGCATCGCTGACAGCGACGAGCGCATTCGAAACGGCATTGAGCGTGGGCCAACTGGCATTCCTCTGGCCGCGCATATCTTGAAGCGTCATCCAGACGACCCAAGCCCAACTTTTGACCGGTTGGAAACCGAGCGCGTTCCTTTCCGCAACACAACCGGAACGCCAAAGCTTATCCATGTGATTAACCCGCGCTACATTGAGCAAAGCCGGGGCTTCTCGCAATTGGTAGAGTCCATGCTGCCAGCCAAAATGCTGGAGCGTTATGACCGCGCGGAGATCAACGCCGCGCTTTTGAACGCAGTTATGGCTTTCTTCATCAAGTCGCCTGGAACCCCAGAGGACGTAGCCGAAATGCTCGCGCCCAGCGGCGACATTTCCGCCAACAATGCGACCGCAGAATACGTCAAATATCGCAAAGACACGCCCCTTCGCCAGATTGGCGATGCCTTTATCCGCCACCTGTTGCCCGAAGAAGACGTGGTATCTGTTCAACCAACGCATCCCAACTCAAACTATCCTGAGTTCCAAAAGGCGCACTTGTCGAAGATCGCGGTCGCCAACGGTTTGTCATACGCCCAACTGTCTGGCCGTTGGGACGACATAAACTATTCCAGCGCGCGGGCCATGTTGAACGAGGTGTGGCGCCGTGTCGAACAAGAGCGGGATTACTTCGCCAACCATTTTATGACGCCGATCTATCTGGCGTGGCTTGAAGAAGAAATTGCCAATGGCGAAATCAAGATGCCAGGTGGGCCGGCCAAATTTTATCCGAACCTTTCGGCGATTTCAAACTGCACATGGATGGGTCCGTCTCGCGGCACGGTCGATCCGCTCAAAGAAGCCAACGCGCGCAACCTTGAGGAAGCCTCAATGCGCAAATCGCCGATTGAGCATATTCTTGAGGATGGCCGCGATCCTTATGAGGTTCTCGACCAGATCGCCCACTTCCGCAAGGAACTAGAGGTCCGCGACTTGGAGGCACCTGACTACAACACAAAAGGAGGGGCCGCCGAGGGCGATGCTGGATCTGGCGGGGCTGGAAATCCAGATGATGCGGACAATGACGGCATCCCCAACGAAAATCAGAAGAAGAAGCCAGCCCAAAGGGGAGTGGACAGTGAGTAACCAATTCCGGCCACAAGGCTTTCCCAATATCGCCCAGCAACTTTTGAATAGGCCGGTCGCAATCCATCCGCACAAGATGGAAGTGTTGCTTTGCGCGCTCCAGCACAAGCTTGGTATCGTCTCCATGACCACCATTGACGCGGTAACTCTGGACGCCAAGGCGATGATAGAGCGTTCGGCATTGGCGCGTGACGCGAAATACGACCGTGAGGGTGCAAAAGCCTATGCGATGGAAGGCGACATTGCGGTCATCCGTGTTGAAGGGACTCTCGTTCACAAGTGCGGATGGCTTGATGCCATGTCCGGTTTCTGCGGTTACAATATGCTCATCCGGCAATTGAATGACGCATATCGAGACCCCGACGTGTTCGGGATATGGCTGGACATTGATAGTCCAGGGGGGGCCGTTTCGGGCCTCTTTTCATTTGTGGAAGAGCTTGCTCAAATGACGCAGGCTGAGGGCGGCAAGCCTATCTATGCTTGGGTCAATGAGCAGGCTTGCAGCGCGGCCTATGCCATCGCTTCGGTGTGCGACAAGATTTATGGCCCAGAGGACGCAATGGTCGGCTCTGTCGGCTGTGTCGTCGTTCATACCAGCGTCAACCGCGCGATGGATGAGAACGGCGTCGACGTTACCGTGATCCGTTCCGGTGAGCGCAAGATGCGCGGCAATCCGTATGAGGCTTTGGACGAAGAGACCGCGGCAAAACTTCAAGCCAGCGTTGATGATGTCCGCAAGCGTTTTGCAAATCTTGTTTCGATAGGCCGCAACATGCCTGTCACTGATGTTCTCGCCACCGAAGCCGATTGGTTTGGCGGCAAGGAAGCCGTCGACCTTGGGTTGATGGACGCTGTGATCTCCGAGCGCGAAGCATGGTCACGCCTCGAAGAAGAAACCGACCGCATCAAGAGAGAAAGGAGAGCGCGCCCATGAGCCGTTTTGCCAACTTGTCGGAGCGATTGAGCGCCGACCTACCAAAAGATCCGACCCGTCAAGATTATGACGAGGAAGATGAATCCACCGCCGACCCAAAGGAAGGCAAAAAGAAGAAGGAAAAGCCTATGGCTGAAGATACCGTAACAGCAGAGGATCACGCCAGCGCACTTGCTGACGCCACTGCAAAAGCAACAGCAGCAGCAACTGCGCGCGTCAATGCCGTGATTGCATCTGAACATTACAAGGGCCGCGAAGCCCTCGCCACCAACTTGCTTGGCAATGCCGCCCTTGATGCTGATGCAATTATCAGCGCGCTTGCAGCATCGCCAAAGTCCGGCGCGTCCGACAGTGACGCCGATGCGCGTCAGGTGATGCAGAACAACATCGACAAGAACGGAAACAGCGGCATCCAGCCATCGCAGGAAGCCACTCAGGGCCAAAATGATGGCCCCACCCCACAAGCAATTGCGACTGGATGGGCCGCCGCCGTTGCGACCGCAAACCAGCTCGCCGGTTATTAAGAAAGGATTGAACTATGCCTATTTTTACCGAAGGCGGTCGCGCAGCGGAAGCCATCAGTTACATCGTCCCTGATTATTCATTGGACCAAGTAACTTTCTCATCGGGCAATAACATTGCTTCGATGCAAGTTGTGAAGGGCGCTGACACGACTGTTGTTCCTGCCGTTGCCACAGACACGACCGGCTTATTCCTCTCCTACAACGCTTACAACGCCACTTCGGCGGCTGTGCGCGGTGTAGCGATCAAGCGTCACGCGGTCGTGAACCGTAACCTCATTATTTACCCCAGTGGTGCAACAGCTCCTCAGCGCGCGGCAATTGATGCCGCCTTATTGGCTGCCGGCATCGTTGTTCGCTCATAATTGAAAGGCATTACCCATGATTTCTATGGACATTTTTCGTGGCGGTGCGTCGGGCGGTGCCTTTTCGGCAATCACTCTGACAACCGCAATCCGTGACCTAAAGTATACGCCGTCGCTTTTGACTTCGATGCCAGGTCTTATTACCAAAATCCCCGTTCGCACGGCAAAGTTTGCCGTCGAGCGTATGGCAGATACGCAGCGCCTTATTCCTGTGACTGAACGTGGGGCACCTCGTTCGCGTCAGACCCGCGACCGTCGCAATATCCGCGACTTCCGCACGCTTCGCACCGCAAAGATGGACGAACTGCGCGCGGTAGAATTGGCTGACATTCGGGCGTTTGGTTCAGAAACAGAACTGGAGGCTGTTCAAGCCGAATTAGCCATGCGTTTTCTGAAACTGCGCCGCGACCATGAATTGACCGAAGAAAACCGCCTTTTGGGCATGATCCAAGGAAACGTGCTTGATGCCGATGGTTTGGCAACGCTTTACAACTGGTTCACTGAATTTGGCATTACGGTGCCGACCGAGTTGGGCTTCAACTTTGCGTCACGCACCGGACTTGCTGAGTATATTCGCCAGAATGTAATCCGCCCGACAATCAACGCCCTTCAAGGCCGTGCAACGCCAGGTATGCGGATTGCCGGGCTTTGCGGTGATACGTTCTTTGATGCCCTGACTGCCAACTCCGAAGTCAAGCAAAGCTACCTCAACTGGCAGGCTGCGCAGGAACTTCGCACTGGTTTGGCAAAGGCATATTCGACATTCTCT